ATGATGGTTTAGTTTCTAAAGTAACTGATGTTGTAACTAGGTATGGTAGGTTATATGACCTAGTAAATCATACTGATGAATTTGATAATGATATATATGTAGACATAGTAACTCTATATGATTTTACAGATATACCTAATTGTTTTCAAAGATACATTACTTACAGAGCTGCAGTAAGAGCAGCTACTCAGCTTGTATCTAATCCACAACTAGTAAAATTATTACAACAAGATGAAGCTAAGTCTAGAGCTTCATGTATTGAATACGATTGTGACAAAGGAGACCATTCATTCTTTGGTATTCCCCATGGATCTGGGCATAGACCTTACACACCGTTCTCTGTACTTAGTAGATAATGACAAGCGTAACACAAACAATACCTTCTTATACAGGTGGTTTATCCCAACAGCCTGATGAGTTAAAAATACCAGGACAACTAACAAAAGCACAGAATGTTGTACCTGATGTAACAGAAGGTTTAGTAAAAAGACCAGGGAGCCAATTAGTTGGTTCTCTAATGGATAACGGTACTGCAGCTTTAAACTCCGATCATGTTGGTAAATGGTTTCATTATTATAGAGATGAAGACGAGCAATACATAGGTCAAATAGCTAAAGATGGTGACATCAATATGTGGAGTTGTATTGATGGTTCTTCTAAAACTGTCCACGTAGCTGCTAAACCTTGGGTTGCTGCTACTGCTTATGTTGTAGGAGATAAAGTAAAAAACAATAGTAATGTTTATAAATGTTCTACTGCAGGTACGTCTGCAGGATCAGGTGGCCCAAGTGGTACTGGTACAGCTATAACAGATAACTCTGCTAAGTGGGATTATGTAGCAGCCTTAAGTGGTTTAGAAACTAGTATAACTTCCTATTTAACTTATACTTCTGAAGAAGATTTACAAACTTTAACTCTTAACGATTATACATACATTACTAACAGGGAAAAGACTGTTGCAATGTCTGCTGTTCAAGAAGCTTTAAGACCACCAGAGGCTTATATAGATTTAAAAAAAGTAGCTTATGCTAGTCAATTCGCTGTCAATTTATTTGATAATACAAGTAGTACATCTAACATAACTACAGCTACTAGAATCTCAGCTGATGTTGTTGACGCAGGTTGGGATGCTTTATTACCTAATGTAGGTACAGAAATAATCAACCTTGATGGTGTTCCTGCTATACATGAAATAGAGTTAGATAAAGGTAGTACAAGTACTGATGTAATAGGTGGTGAAGATGGTTTTTACACTCTTACTGATGGTGTTACCACAATTCAATTAGAGACGGAAAGTAATTTATCTAGTGGACAAGGTGGATCTAATAGTAGTGAACATAATATAAATAGTTCTGAAAAGTTAGCTGAAGAATTTAGAATGCATCAGGATTATTCTAAATTAAAGTTTTCAATATGTACTGATGCAGTAAAAAGAGCTAACCATTATGAAGTTAATTATGGAACTAGATTTAGATTAGTTTATAAAGAAGGTGGTACACAAACACCAGGTGAGGTAACATTAACAAGAGCAGCCTCTTTAGGTGGTTCAGCTACAAACACTTATACTGCTACTGAACTTACAGCAGGTGTAGCCAGTGGTGTCCATACCAAAAAGAACTTATACTTTAGAGTAACAACTACTGGTCAAGCCGTACCTGTACCAGACTTCAATCCAGCTGAGTATATGGCACGTTATCAAGTTATTGTAGATCTACTACATGGTGGCGAAGGTTGGACAACAGGGACAGAATTTGAAGTTGGATTCAAACAAGCTAGTATAAGAATCAAAATAGAAAAAGATAGTACATCTGAAAATTATGCTAATCTAGGTTTAATACGACCTATACCTACATCATTTGATGGTCAAACAGTTGTAACATCTGAAAGTATTTTAGGTGCTCTTAGAGAAGATATATTAGGTACTAGTCATAGTGGAACTAATGCATCATATCAATGGAGAGATGACGCAGGTAATGGTTATTACTGTAGGCAAATTGGTACAGGTCTTTATATTAGCCGACCGTCAGGTCAAGGTACATTTAATATAAGTACTCCAAATGCTGAACTACTTAATGTGCTTACTGATTCTATTCAAGATATAGCAATGTTACCTAATCAATGTAGACATGGCTATGTAGTTAAGGTAGCTAATAGTGAAGCTGAAGAGGATGATTATTACTTAAAATTCTTTGGTCATAATGATCGAGATGGTACTGGTGTTTGGGAAGAATGTCCTAAACCTGGCACTTTAATTGAATATGATAAAACTACTTTACCTGTACAACTAGTACGACAAGCTGATAGTTCATTCGTATTGGATCATGTTGATTGGTCTCAAGCTCAAGTAGGAGATACTTCTGTAAGTGGTACTAACCCTAGAGCTAGTTTTGTAGGAAAGAAAATCAATAAGTTAGTATTCTGGAGAAATAGACTTGTCGTATTAAGTGGTGAAAATGTCGTCTTATCTCGACCAGGAGATTTCTATAATTTCTGGGCTGTATCAGCTATTACGTATACACCTACAGATATGATAGATATATCTTGTAGTTCTGAATTCCCTGCTACTGTTTATGATGGTATTCAAGTTAATAGTGGTTTAATTTTATTCACTAAAAACCAACAATTTATGTTGACTACAGATAGTGATATACTTAGCCCTGTAACTGCTAAGATAAATTTCATAGCTGCTTATAATTTTAACTATAAAACTAATCCCTTCTCATTAGGTACAACCATAGGTTTCCTAGATAACGCAGGTAAACACTCACGTTTCATGGAAATGGCTAGGACATTACGAGAGGGAGAACCAGATATTGTAGAACAAAGTAAGCTTGTAAGTAAATTATTAGATAAAGAATTAGATTTAGTTTCTAATTCAAGAGAAAACGGTTTAGCATTTTTCAGTGAGAAGAATAAAACCACTCTATATGTTTTTAAATACTTCAATGCCTCTGATAAACGTGTGCAACAAGCATGGTTTACCTGGGAATTTAAGAACAAGATAGTACATCATGCTGTATTAGATGATGCGTTATATGTAGTTACTGCTAACTCAAGGACGCTTACTAATGAAAATGTAACTAGAAATACCAATAACCTGACTCTAACTAATCACGGATTAGCTGTAGGAGATACCATTGTTTTCCATAATGGAGGCGGTACAGCTTTAACTACTGGTGGTAGTAATGTTGCTGATAACACTACATTCTATGTAAGTTCAGTTCCTGATTCAAATAATTTTACTATATCTACTGCTGCTAATACTACTGTCCTTACTTTAGGAGGTGGTCATGCTAATAATTATATTAACTATACATCTCACAAAAATGTATTACAGAAGATACCTTTAAAACTAGATACAGATAGTATAACAATTACTGATGACAATGATACTACTGATACATCAGATGATATTCTATATAATATTCATCTAGATAATATGACTACAGTAGCTTCATCTTCTTTATCAGCATATGATGCAACTAATGATCGAACTACATTTACAATACCTACAGACTTTAACCTTACAAGTGATTTGTCTGCATATGTGGTACCTACAGGTACAGATGATACCTTACAAGGGTTATGTCAAGATGTAACTGTATATAAAGAGAATCCTACTACTACAAAAGTAAGTCTCCCTGGTAACTGGAAAACATATGTAGATGCAGCTGGTGCAACTCAAACTCCTACTAACAATATTATACTTGGTCAGAAGTTTGATTATGAAGTTAAACTCCCTACTATTTATTACACAGCAAGTGAAGGTAATTCATATAAATCAGATCGAAGAGGTTCATTAGTTCTACATAGATTAAAATTAAACTTTGGTCATGCAGGTTTATATGAAACTCTTATTGAAAGAACTGGTAAAGATGATTACAGTGAAATATGGGAACCAAGTTTAGCTGATAAATATTCAGCTAACCAAGTAATATTTGAAGAGGAGATAACAAGAACCATACCTATATATGATAGAAATAGTAATACAACCGTAATAATTAAATCTTCACACCCTTCACCCGCAACCCTGTACTCAATGACATGGGAGGGTGATTACACAAATAGATTCTATCAAAGTGTCTAAATTTATCCATCCTATCACATTGGAGGCTGCCAAAGAGGTGGCCTCTAATTTACGTCCAGAAGACCGTAGAGAGGTTGAAGAAGGACATGGTGTAGATTCTACAGAAGCATTATTAGATGCTGTTCAGAAGCCCTCCTGTGTTTATTTCACGGTGCCTAACGGCAAGACTGCTGGAATGGCTGGGGTAGACCCTGGAGGTCAAATCTGGATGCTATGTACACCCGCTATCCTTGAATATCCAACAACCTTTGTGAGAGAAGCAAAGCGTTATGTGGAAAGACAACCTGATAAGTTGCTGTGGAACGTTGTTGATAAACGCAACACCGTCCATTTAAAGCTACTTAAATTCCTTGGATTCAAGTTCTTACGTGAAGTAGAATTTGGACCAAACAAATTATCCTTTATCGAGTTTTGCCGTGTGCTTAGGAGCCCAAGCTAGAGCCGCTAACAAGCGAGCCAAGCGAAATTATGAATATCAATTACAAAAAAGAGAAAGAGATTGGATGCAAACCCTTGGTGTTACCAAGACTGAAAGGGTTATGCACGACCAAACTATTGATGCCAGTAACTTAGCTTTAGGTCAAACTTACGCTGATATCCAATCTAAGTTTGGAGATCAAATAGGTGAAGCTTTCCAAGCAGATGAAGCTAGCTGGAAGAAGTTTTTACAAGATAACACTGGTAGTAAAATGTCTGCTAAAGGTCAAACAGGCCGATCCGCTGAAAGGATTAGTTCTGTAGATTTAGGACAATACTTAGCTGAAGGTTCACGTAAAGCTTATGAATTAATGCAAGGTAAGCAAGAACTAGATGCAGCTGGTGCAAAAGCAGCTGGCATGGCTAGACAAGAACAATTACAAAGCTTTGCTAATAATGCTATGATTAAGAGTCCAGATCTTGCACCTCCTAAACCTGTTTATCAGAACGTTGCTATGGCATCATTTATGGATGCTTTAAGTATTGCTGGTTCTGTTGTAGGTATTGGTGCTGATATAAAAACCATTAATTCTTCTGACCGTAAACTAAAAGAAAACATACAAAAAATAGGTGAATCAATATCTGGTTTAGGTATTTACAAATTCAACTACATTGGTAAAGTTAAACAATACATTGGAACTATGGCTGACGAAGTAATTAAAGTAGCCCCAGAAGCTGCTATATTAGGTCCAGATGGTTTCTATAGTGTTAACTATAACCTAATCGACGTTACTTTTAAAGAGGTATAACTATGACAATAAAATACGAACCTCAAAAAGTTGTTGATTGGGTAACTCCTTTAGAACAAGTTTATGCTAGACAATCTGAACAACTAGAAAGACATCACCAACAGTTAAGAGAAAGGGACAAGCAAGAACAAGATGCTACTATAGATGTCCCTGAAATATTTGCTAAGTTAAAAGAATTCTCTGGTACTATTGCTTCAGCAGTGAAAACTGGAAAAGCAGCGAAAGAAAAAGAAGACACAAAAAATATAAACCTCATAAAGACTAAGCTTGCAAAACTTGGTGAAAGTCCAGACCCAAAAGAGCAAGCCAGGTTACTTAACTATGCTACTACCGAAATTGATTTAAAAACAGAATTTGCTAAATTAGAAAAAGAAGTCAAAACCTCAGTAAGCGAAGATAGAACACCACCTGGTTATGCTGATCTTATATTAGCTAATGCTGGTGGAAATATAGTTTATTTACAACAAATTAGAGCTCAAAAAATATTAGATAATGGTATAAGAGTTGTTAATTCAGGGTTTGATGGTGATGATGAAGCGACAAGACAACACCAAAGAGACTGGAGAGGTTTATTACAAACTAAAAACGTACCAGGTCAAAAAGCATTTATAGAGAAATATTTATATAATGAATTAAAAAGTATAGGTATAAATGACGAAACAATAGCTGCTAAGTATATAAATCAAATAACAACATTTTCTAATAATAAAGGTACTTTAAGTGCAATAAAAATAAAGAATAATTTACTAACTGCTGATAATATAACATCAAAAGATAAAATAGATACTGTTAGAAAATCAGGTGGTAATCTTGCACATGAAATTTCTCTTCAAATTCAAGGGTCAAATAAAGACACTGTTTTATTACATTTATTTGGACAAGCAGATTCTGGTGATTTAAAAGATCATGAAATTGCTGCAATGCGCACTGGTTATATTGAACATGCAGCTGGTACTATTACTGTAACTGAAAAGAATAAAGAACAGTACCCTGGTTTTAAAGTAGGAGCTAAACTTGGTACAGGTGAATTATTATTTACGGATGCAGATGGTAAAAGCAAATGGAATCAATTAGAAGCACGAGTAACTGCTTACAATACAGCTGTTAATAATGCAGCTAAAGCAGCAAATAAAGCAACCCTTGTAAATGCTACAGCTGGTATAAGAAATGGTGATATACCAATAGAGCAAAAGGATCAGATTTTAGGCCAATACATTAGAAATGGTGGTAAAGATACTGATGCTGAATATGAAGCATTTGAAAATGTTACAAGGTATGATCCTGATCTAGCTAAAGTAGAAGGAGCAAGAACCAACGAAATATGGACTACAGGTAGACCTAGACAATATGAAGGTGAAGTAAAAAACATGAGTCAGGTTGACTATGATATATGGAATAAAAAGACAGAAGCCTATGAAGCTAATAGAGAACAAAATGGCTTTGGTAAAAAAACTTCAGAGGATTTTGCTACAAGAATACTGCAAAATAAGATTTTAGGAAATGATATAACTATTGATGGTAAAAAACTAACACCTGGGACTCAAGAAGAAATCAGAGATTTTATTTCAGCAAAAGCTGATAAGATTTATATGAAACATTATATGAATCCCGACATAGCTCGTGATCAAATAGATGAGGAGACAGAAAAAGAGCTAAATGCCTGGCTAGCCACAAAAGGTGCTTTTGTAAAATCTAATGATACCGAAAATGTAGATCGTGGAATATTAACTCCAGATGGTCAAGGCGGTTTCCCTGGATGGGAAGCTCAAAATAATGCTAAAATAGAACAGACAAAAGGTTCTCATCCTAAACGTACTATACGTAATCTACTTAATGAATATAAAGAGCATAAAACTCGTGATAATATTTTAAAAAACGGTAGAGGTATAACAAATGCTGAACTTTTAGCTGTAATAAGAAATGTAAAGAATGATAAATTAACAGCAATCCCTCCTGATATATTACTTAAAGCTCGTTTTCTTGGAGTACAACCTAGTCAATTAATACTTTCTAAAATAGAACATTTAGAAAAAAGTAAAGCACTCAATGATACGAATTTTAAAAACAGATTCGATTTAGATCTTACAACCCTTAAAACACAGATACCTGCAGGTGATATGAAAATAAGGGAAATCATTAAAGGAGTAAATGATGGTAAAACACTTTTAAATCATTATGATAAAGTTGGATTAGAAGGGTTTAGCCCAAAGATGAATGCTCAGATGTTCGAGGCAGTCCTTAAGAAGAATGAGGATATACGATCAAGAGGTGCAAGATTAGAAAAATTAGGACTTAAAAATGTAGATCGAGAAATTTTAGAATCTCCTGAAAAAGTAAACAGAATGGAAAGATTAGCAACTTTAGATATTAAAGATTACCCTAAAGAAATTCTAGACTCTGATGAAGCTGTAGATAAGTATATCACACAAATGGGAGTACTAGAACCTAAATAACATTATGGATGAAGAACTTAATTTAGAACTACCATCTGAAGAAGAAGTACAAGATTTAATTAATGAATCTAAAGCTGCTTTATCTGAAGATGAAGGAGCACCTACGGGTGTTTCAGTAGAATCTACACAAATACAAGAATCTTCTACGGAAGAACAACCTTCTACGGAAGGGTCAACACGAAGAGAATTATTCCATGATACCGCACCAGGCGATTATGTCCCTGGAACATTTGGTTTTCGTAAACCAAGAGAAGGTATAAAAGGTTTTGGACAAGATTTGCTTCAAAACACATACGAAGGTGCTGCTCCTGCTGTAGGTATATTAGACACAATAACAGATACTTATAACTTACTTACAGGTTTCAACGTACCTAAGTTACCTGAGTATGAAGATAAAATGTCTCAAGCTGTACGAAACATATCTGGACTAGTGATACCCTCACTAGGTCTTAGAAGTATGGCAATACAAGGTGCCTCTAAAATACATGCTGCAGGTAAAGCAGCCCCTTGGTTACAGAAACTAGGTAACAGAAAATCATTTGAATATTTTGCTAAGTTTGGTATTGATTTAGGTACTAGTGGCTTAGTTGATTATGTAGCAGAACAAAACCAAAAGGATGATAACTTAGCTGGTACTTTAAAAAAGTATTGGCCTAAGACATTTCAATGGGTACCTAATAGCTTTGCTACCACTGATGATGATTCCCCTGGGGAAAAACGAGCTAAGAATGTTAATGAGGGTGCTATCTTTGGTTTATTATCAAGTATTGTAGAAGGTGCTGCTTACATAACAGGTGCAGGACGTAGTATGACTCGTTCAGCTAAATTCACTGCAGCTAAAGGTGGTAATAAAAATATTAATGACTTAGCTAAAGATGAATTTACAGATATCAAGTTCTCTGATAACCCTGTAGAAGACGCTGTACTTAGAAACTATGCACGTAAAGAAAAAGAACTTAACTTACTTAATGAATACTATGTAAGTAAAGGTGAAAATCCTATTGATTGGACCTTACAAGATGAAGGTCAAACATTAGTTCGTACTAGAGATGCTGATGGTATCGTTGGTGCCCAAGCTGATGCTGCACAGATTCAAAACAACGTTGACTCTGCATGGGGTAGGATAGGTAATCTTATCCATGAAGCTGCACGTAAAGAAGGTATCGAATTAGATAACCTAAGTAAAAGAACTTTAGTTAGTGAATTAACACAACAGTTAAAAGAAGGTGGGTCTTTTAGTAAGAGACTTAAATCTAATAAACTCATTTCAGCTAAGATAATGGATGATGCTGGTAAGAAACTAGCAGCTACATTACTACATCCTAGAGTATCACCTGATGAAATCATTGGTCTATTAGATGAATTTAAGAGATCAGTTGATGAATCTGCTATCAGAATTGTAGGTAAGAAGGGTATATCAGCTGCAATTAAGCAATTAAAAGCACAGATGATAGACCTTGATGTTCACAAAGCAAGAGCTTATCTTGTAACTTCTGAAGCTGGACAAATAGCTGATATGTCTGAAGGTGCTAGACTAATGGAAGAAGGTATTTCTATAAATAGAACTATCGACTTAATGGCTGATAGATTAGAAGTACTAATGGTAGAGAAAGGTTTAGCTAACTTTGAAGCTAATTCTATGATGTCTCATATGGACGCATGGAAGTCAGCTGTTGAAACTGGTGATAAAGAAATTATTAATCAAGCTGCAGAAACTATTTTAGGAAATACAAATAGTAGATTAACTGAAATTATACCACAAGCTAAAGAGTGGACTAATACTTTAAAGACTGTAGCGAGAGAAAACCCTGAATTTCTTAAACCTTTATTACTAGCTAATGAGTTTACTGATGGTGATGTAGACTCTTTGTTTAAATTACATAGATGGGCTGGTGAAAATTTAGGAGTATTTAAAAAAGCAATCATTGATGTTAACCCTGAAGTACCTTCAATTATAAATAAGGCAATGTGGGCTAATTTATTTAACTCACTTCTATCAGCTCTAGGAACCCCTATGAGGGCTGCTGCTGGTAACTTGACTGGTTTGCTAGGTAAAGGTACTGCAACCGTGTTTGGAGCCGTTGCAGAAGGTGATTTAGCTAACGCTAAGAAAGCTATGGTTGCTCACTTTGCATTAGACAACACTTTACAACAAGCATTTCAACATATGAGGCTTGTATTTAGGAAAGCTTCACTCAATCCTAAAGACGTAAGTTATGTAATGCGTGATGATATTGCAGTTAAGACTGAAAAAGGTTTAGATGCTTTAAGATCATTTGCTGATGCTTCTAGTGCACAAGGTGAAGATGGAGCTTCGATGCTTCTTAATATCTTTGAAGATCTAGATGCAATGTCAGTAGATCCTGTTCTTAGATTTGGAAGTAATTCTATGACAGCATTAGACGGTTTTACTAAGTCAGTAATTGCTAACACAGAAGCTAAGTATTTGGCATACAATAAATTAGCTCAGTCTGGTGAAGAGATAACTGAAACTACTCTTAGAAAAGCTACTGAAGAAATCTATAACAAATGGCATGATGCTAATGGAATGATTAACAATGATGCTGTTAATGCAGCAACTAGTGAAATAGCACTTAATGCTGATTCACCTATTGTTGATGGTATGAATTGGTTTATTAAACGATTCCCTGTAGCTAGATCTTTTGTTTACTTCCCTAGAACTGGTGCAAACGTTATTGACACATTCCGTAAATGGAGTCCAGCTGGTGTATTCTCATTAGATTATCAAAAAATGTGGGGTCCATTAGGACGTAAGAAAGTAAGTGATTTCACTATGGAAGAGATTGCTGAAATTTTACAAAGTAAAGGTAAACCTGTTGATGAATTTGCTAATGAAACATTCAAGATGCTTCGGTATGAAGTTAAAGGTAAAGCAGCTATAGGTAGTTTAATGACTACTACAGCTTTCTTTGCTGCAATGAATGGTAGATGCACAGGTA